ACCTTTGTCAATATCTTCTTTTAGTACAGGGTGGGCACTAAAGTAAACAGAATCTGTATCACCATAGATAATACTATCTCCTACGTGATCATAAGTGCCTGTAATAACTTTGTTTACTTCTGCACTCATGTGCTTTGCAATAGCTCTACCTGTTAGTGTAGTTGATTGTCCAATACGTGGATCAAAGAATCTACAACCAGGATTTAGAATAGCACCGTACAAACTGTTCAAGTTAATCTTTTTAACTAACTGCCTCTTATCCCAAAACGCTTGTTCAATTTTGTTGCCGGCATCAATAGCTTTACCTTTTTGCTTTTGCAATTCTTTACGTTCACTATACCAACGTTTAAGTAGTCCTGGAATAACTCCGTCAAACTCGTTAGTTAATATAGTTCCGTTAGCAGTTAGCATCCACGGCTTGTGCGAATCAAATATTAATTTGTATACTTCAGCACCACTAAGCATTTCACTTTCACCGTTTTCAAAGTCAACAGTAATACTAACGTCTTTCTTTTGTTCCATAACTGCTTCGTATTCAATAGTACCAAAGCGGCCTTCCCAAGCACCTGCAAACGACTTCTTTTGAAGCGTCATTGCATCTTCAACCATTGCGTTAGTTAAGTCTGGACGTAGTTGTCCAACAACTGTTGCTGGATCCATATTCAATGCACGAATAACACTAGGATACAGACTGTTCAAGTCCATACTACCAATCCACTTGTGTACACCTTTTTTAGGAAATGCAACATAGGCACCCGCGGCAGGATCACTACCTGGCTCACGTTTTACTCTGTTAGGAACTTGTAGCCCTCTGTGATGTGCTTCGTTAATAATAGCTTGTTCTGTAACTGCAACTGCACCCATAGTAGTTTGTAGTAAAACTGTGTTACTGTGTGCTAGTTCGTTACTAAGGTCAATAAACTTTAGTTTCTTATCTAGTTTGTCTAGTAGTGCAACGTCTTGTCTGTTGTATTCAATAAACGTTTTAAAGTCGTTGTTATAAAGTTGATCTAATGTACCTTCGTATACAGTCTTGTTTTCACCAACTTCTAGTTCACCAATAGCATCTAGTCTGTATGTGTGTCTTTCTTCATATGTATACTTACGATATAATTCTAAACTATCTAAATGCACACGACCAATTAGATCATATGTTTCTGCTTTACGACCATACTTTTCATACTCACGTTTTTTAGGAAGTTGTTTCCACAAACAAAAACGTCTTGTATCATCTTTACTTAAAACTCTTTTTACACGATTAACAGTATACGGAATATCATAACCTTCACTGTTCCAACCTGTAAGTATATCACTATCTTGTATAATATCAAGAAATGCTTCTAACATATCTCCTTCTTTTTCATACAAGTATGTGTTAGGGAAATCTTTAACTTCTTCTTCTGCCTGTTCCATAGTTAAGCCTTTTGGAGGCATAGCAAATGTAACTAATGTATCTAACCATTGTAAGTGTACACTAATAGCAGTAATGGGCATAAACGGATCACTTGGATCAGCAAAGCCACGTTCTGGATCAAAGTCTGTCTCAATATCAAAAAATGCAACATTTAACTTAGGTGAATCTACATTTAAATAGTTTTCACTTAAACATTGGAAGATTGGATTAATATCACTTTCAAACAATTCTTTGTTTGCATTAATGGCTAGTTCTTTACGAAACTGTTTTGTGTTTTTAGCAACAATTCTGCTTAATGGATCACCGTAAATACTTTTGTACTTACCACGTTGATCTTTATAATAAAATGTGTATTTGATTGGATATTCTGCGTAAGAACGCTTACCATCTTTTCGTTCGACTACTCTGATCAAATCCTGATCACGATCGAACTGTGCGTCTACATAACTCATATTTTTACTCCTCGTATGTCACTTGGGGCTGACAAAAACCAATACTGTCGCTTATGGCCGACGATTACCTTCTTCTTTAATCTTTCTAAAATATTCATTCGCCTCTCTTGCCTTGTCATCTATCCAAATGTCATAGTGTGGCTTTCTAAAACTTAATGTTGTGTATAGTACACCCCATTTAGCAAATTGGTCTTTAGTAAGCTCACTCCAATCTTTGCCTGTGGTACCGCCTCTAGCAGTCCAATAATGTATTTCATTGCCTTCATTATACAACTTATTGAAATGTTGTATACGTTGAACATCTGGTTCACTAAATTCATATTCACTGTTACTATTATAACAGATTGTTTGATCTATGTCAACCATATATTTCATATTACGAACAACTGTATTAATGCCCAAAGGTTCATTGCTGAGAACCAAGAACAAAGTATAATTACAAATGCCGCTTGTCTAATAACTGCACTAACAATACCCAATAAACTTCCAACCAAATATAATGGTACAAATATTGTTGTTGCGGGATCTAATATAGTAAAGCTCAATATTGCACTTGCTGAGATTAAGAACAACGCCTCAATCATTTCGCAATAGAATGCAATAGGGCTTAGCCTATAGCTTGTTTTAAAAAAGTCGATTGCTCTATTCAAAATTATTTGTCCCTGCCAACTGTGGCTACTAGTGTTTCCAAATCATCAAATTCGTCAGCAACTTTATGCCATTCACCTTTTTGTGCGATCTTAATTGCTTTATTAATAAGACTAGGCTTAATGTCTAGTTCTTCTGCTACTGCTTTTACAGTATCTTTTAGACCTGTATTTAGATCTTCTACTTCTTGTAGTACTGTTACGCCTTCATTAACCAATCTTTCTAGTTTGGCTTTTTCTTCAGCGCCATATGTTCTATCACTCATATCAACTCCTTAATTAATTGTTATGTACATTATACACGAACTATTATTGCTTGTCAACAACTTTATTCCGCTTGTGTACGATGAATTGTTAAATTACCTGCTATTACTATTCGTTCGGCATCGTTCTTTTGTAGTGGTACTTCGTGTGTTACCCAACCCGGAAATACTGCTATAAGTCCAGGATTTGGAAATATTGCATTACCACTTGTTGGAAATACTAAAGGTGCATCATCTGGTGTTGCTTGTACATAATATACAAAACTCCAAATAGCAGGATGATGTGCATGTGGTTTACAACTATCACCTTTTTGGTATACTGCACCCCAACAATCTGTTACTTCATACTTACCACCAACTAAATGTTCAAGACCATTTTGTACAACTTCAATAGCAAAGTCAATAATCTTTTTAAAGTCAGGATCTCTAAACATTGTCCATTCTGTCATATTTGCTTGAACATTTGTTTTTCGATATTGGCAATCTCCTTTAGCTTTAATTTTTTCAGCTAGTATTGGATTGAGTACTTCGGCATCCTCATATATGTAGGTATAGATATCAGCAGATTCTTTGAACTCTAGTTTTTGCACGTTTGGTATGAACATGCAATTATTTATGTAGGGGTGTTTAAGGTATTGTTATTGCTGGTTCTGTCCGGCTTCAGCTTGTTTCATAAGTGCTTTGAACTTACCAAACAGTTGAGGATTTGACATCATACTTTGAATAGCAGTTGCATATGGAGCAATCGCTTTAATAATGTTTGGCGGTAATGTTTCACCTGCCGCAACTTTATCTAATCCTTTTGCAACTTGAGCACCACTTGCTTTACCACCAACAACACCTTTTAATGCTGTTGCTTTTTGTGCAACCTGTTGTGCTAGTTTTGGATCTGGTTTTTGTTCATCTGGAGCCGCTCCACTTGGAGCCGCCGCACCTGGTGCTTCTTTTACAAATTTGTTTTTAGCTTTTTTGAATTGTTTAAATCCTGTTTCAGGATCTAGTTTAACTGCACCGTCGGACCAATCTGTTCCAGTCCATGTCCAAGTTGCTGTGCCATCGTTGTATGCACTACCTGGTTTTAAATCATCAATTGATTTAGGTTCTTTTGTTGGTGCTTTGTCTAATGTTTTTGCACCTGTTGGTGCTGGTGCTTTTGGTTTTGGATCTTTAGTATCTTTAGCACCTTTGCCTGCAATCCAATCATCTGTTTCTTTATCGTCAATGCCACCTGCTGGATCAATTGGTGCTTTGTTACCATGAGCTCCGCCATACTTTTTAGAAATCGCTGTGTTAGTATTAGCCATGCCTTTACCTAAACGATTATTTCTAACTAAGTCGTCTGCTTTACCTAGTACTGCTTTGGTATTAAGCCAACCTCCTGGAGGTGCTTCCATTAAATCCGTAATCTTCATGTTATGCCTTTACGCACTTATTAACACGTTTGCCTGCGTTCTTCCCAGTACCTTTTTGTGTTCCAGCTCTCTTATAGCCTTTCCAACATTTTTCAGGACCAGCTACTTCTTCTAATTCTTTATCTGAAAGATTTAATGTAGTGTAACTGTCTTTGCCACAATCTGAACAACATGTGCTAACTTTTTCACTTAGTCTACTAGCTAGTGATTCTTTGTATGATTCGTTCTTTTTCTTTTCGTTCTTTGAAGCGTGTACTGCCTTACGTTGTGCATCGTTCTTGTACTTACCTTCATCTACTTTAGGATCGTTACAGTTACAATGTTCGCAACTTGCTGAACATGAACAATCTTCTCTCTTAACATCTGCTCCACAACACTTGTCTGAACAATGTGTGTCTTTTTCAGATTCATTTACTGCTTCTGCTACTTCGTCAAACTTCATTTGGTAGTCTAAGTGATGATAAACACTACCTAAGTAATCTGCACTTTTAGTAATTTTACTTTGTACCCAACCTTCTAAGCCTGCTGACTCGTCAACACCTTTAAGCATTTCGTGTAGTTTGATACTGTATTTTGCAATTTTGTATAATTCAGCTCTAGCCATCTGTACTTCATGGTCTGACTCAGCTTTGTAAGCCATGTCTGCTAAACCTTCTTTTAGTTGTTTTTTGTTCATATCCATCACTTTATCTCTCTAATAGTATTTATCGTTTAGCTACTTTGCCACCAAAGAAACTGTCTGACGCATCTAGTGCATTAACTACTGTACCGTCTGCTTTTTTCTTAGATTTCTTTTTAGGTACACCGTTCTTATCACGTGGTATTTGTCCGTGTGCATGTACTGGATTAGCCACAGTTGCTATAGCACCTGCACTTGTACCGCCTGCTGTTGCAGTTTCTTCTAGGTCTTTTTGAAATAGTTCACGTATTAACATAACATTATTTATCCTGATTTAGCCATCTTAGTTGCTGTTGCGTACATAACTGCATCAGCATTGTCGCCATAACGCTTCTTAAAGTCACTTTTATTCTTTTTCATGCCCTTTACTATGCGTTCTTTTTCTTTTTCTTCGTCTTTACTAAGTTCACGTTCTTCTACAGGCTTGTTAAAGTAATCCTTTAATAGTCCAGCAGTACGTTCAAACTTGTGATCTTTGTGCTTAAATCCAACTCCGCCTTTAGCTTCCCAGTTTCTAATATTAGATCCAAAGTCGTCAATTAGTATGTTAGGTGTACCATCAGCTTGTTTAGCCCACTTATATTTGTCTGCGGATATAATAACTTCTTTAGGTGGAAAAAACGCTAGGTTCTTTTTAACCCATTCACGCTTGTGTGGTTCTGCTTTAGGATCGTTAGCTAACGGAGCACTTAATATTTTGTACTCTCCTTTTAGCTCTTTAATAATGTTTAATAAGTTTTGAGCATTATTTGTTAATGGTAATGATAACCAAAAATCATCTTTATCTCTAATTGTTTGTAATGCACTTTCGATGTCTGTAATTTGTCGCCAATCTTTACCTACTATCTTCTTCCAAGCTGGAAAGAAATCAGCTAGTACTCCGTCCATGTCTACGTATATTTCACTAACTGCTGATAGTTCTTTTGATTTTAATTCTTTTATTTGCGACTCAGTCATCCCCATATTAAATAAAGTATTTGGTTTTGTATTCTTATGTGCTTTCTTATGCATAGTATACAACGGCTTTCCATCTTTGTCAACCGAATTACCAAATTTCTTTGCTTCAATACTAGTTTGGTCCACTCCGACATCAGGAGTTGTGTTAACACCTTTTACAATGCGTCCTACGCCTTCTGATATCTCATGCCATCTCATTTCTTTTTTCGTCCTCTAAAACCCTGTGGCATATTTTGGTTAGTCATATAAGGTCTACTAAACCAAAGTTTAAACCAATCTTTGTCACCTGGTTTAACACCCATGGCTTTTTCTTTCTTCTTTAGAGCAGTTGCAGTAATGCTAGGATTTTCATTAACGTTGTATTCAGTATAACCTGAAAAATCTTTAATCCCTGCTAGTCTCTGTAGAGTTTTTATATCCATTCCAATATTCCATTCGCTCGTTAAAACTTGCACGTCGAGCTTCGTGTTCTTTTAATTTTTTTACGTAATGCTCAATATCTATCTGTATCTCGTTCATTTAAAATATCTTTCATTACTCGTGATGCTGTATCTGTAAAACAACGTGGAGCAACACTATGTAATATTAAAGCCGGAACTAACAGTTGTAATTTAACTGCGGTCTTTAGTGCGGCTTTCATATGCTGTAAACCTGTTTCGTTTTTTTCTTCTAAGTGAAGTTTACATTGTTGACTAAACATTATTTCTTCTTTCCTGATTTCATATTAGCACACCAGTGATACATTTTTGCTTTTTCACCTGATGCATTCTTTGCACGTTTACGTAATTGTGTTACTGTGCCGTTACAACTAGCACCTGACTTCTTTACTCTACCTGGACGGCTCTTACCTTTTTTTTTACCGTCTGCAAAGTTTTCATCTACGTGTGCATCATCTCCTGGCTTGTCAGCGTCTTGTGTTTTATAACCTACACGATTAAGTCCTTTTTTAAGATGCTCTTTTTCTTTCTTGCCGCCTAGTGGTACTATCATAACATCAGGCTCATCTCTGTTTGCACCTTTTTTTACAGCATCTAAATTAGAAATAGTTTTACCTACACGTAGGAAATCGTATGCTGTATCAGACTTTGTAAGAAATGTATCTTTAGGATTAGGAATTTTTTCGCCTTCGCTTTTCATAGCGGCAACGTTACTAATCATTTTATAGATATCACCGCCTGCTTTTTTAAATGCTTGTGAAACTTCTTTTTCTGTAAACTTTAAATAGTCAACCATATACATTGCAAGACCAGCTTCGCCGTCGCCTTTGTACATATCAATTAGGTCTTGTTCTAAATTACTATTCTGTGCTTCTTTGGCTAAGTTAGTTCTAAGTTTATCTAACGGGTCTTGTGTTGAAATATCTGTATTGTTTGGTACTTTAATACTTACATTAATGTTTAAGTTATTAAATAAATTCTTAATACCGTTAACACTCTTTAGTGCTTTTTGCATTAGCTCTTGTTCATCTTCAGCTCTACTATCGTAAAACTTAATAAACTTCTTTGCTTCTTGTGGAGTAATTAATACTTCACCTCCGCTACTTGCACCACCTGTGTCTTTGTAACTTAACGGAAAAGGTTTACTGTCTTTACGATCAGCAATGTTATTAAGTACATCAAGTTTAGGTCTTTGTTGCTTTACACTATATTCGTCTAAACTTTCAGTAGCAAAATATTTGTCGTTAAATGCTTCTAACTCTTTTTCAAA